TTCTTACCAATTTGAAGGGGCCGCACAATGAGCACTCAAATCAAACCTTGCCCGTTCTGCGGAAGCAAAGACGTAGAGGCATTCGCGCAGTACGAAGAGGATTGCCCTTACCAGTCGGCAATTGTTCGCTGCCATTCTTGCGACGCGCAGTCTGCTCAGATGGTTGGAGCGAACAAAATCAACATGGCGATTGCTGCATGGAATAAACGTGTCGGGGAGGCCGCCCAATGAGCAACATCGACAAACGCGCATTACGCGTATTAGCCACGGCTTTAGATGGTGATGACTGGCACGCTGAAGGGAATAGTGTTTATGGCGGTCGTTACGATGTAGGTGACAATGTTTGCTATGACCACATCGCGAGCTGCGAATCTGTTAATGGGAAAAGCCCTCACGCTGACTTCATCGCCGCAGCCAACCCCGCCACCGTACTGGCGCTGCTGGATGAGATGGAAGCCGTAGGCAAGAGGATTGCTGAGCTATCACACCATCTCCAGTGCGCGCACGGTTTTATCGAACATACAGAGGCGTTTGGCCACGCAGCATCAAACGGGATTCTGTGCTGTGGTGATGTGCAGTGGAATATTGATGCGTCTAAGTCTGTTCTGTCCGCAGTCGATAAAGGAGAGGCATCATGAGCACTATTACCAGAGAACGTCTGGAGCAATTAGCAAATTTCCGTGGTGCGCCTGTCACACGACAAGAAGAGCAGGAGCTGGCGCGTATCGCGCTGGCATCGCTCGAAGCGGAGGCTGTGGCGTGGCTACTGTCAGGCGGCGGCGCAAAAAACAACGTCAGCTTCGATAGTGGCAATGCTTACGTCGACCCGCTGCGAGAAGTAACGCCGCTTTACACCGCCCCGCCAGCACCGGTATCTATGCCTGATGAATCCGCGATGTTCGATGCGGCGATTGATATCTGTCGCAAGTCTGATGCGATTGACGAGCACGTATGGAATCATGGTGTACTGGCGGTGATGTCTGCTTTCAGCGACTGTCGCGCCGCCATACTTAAGCACTCTGAGCCATTCATAGTAACGAGCGATCATCGCATGATGGAGATGCCTCAAGTTGAGGCTATCAACGCTGTCACCGCCATGCTTCAGGGTGTCGATGGCAACGCTCCGGCGCACTTCCGTAGCCGACCAGCGCAAAGCAGCCTCTCTCCGGCGCAAGGCGGCAACTCTCCGGTGATTCCGGAAGGATGGGTGATGGTGCCTATTGAGCCTACGGCAGATATGCGTGAGGCATACCATCAGGCGCAGGCGGAGTATGAAGATGTCGATGGATTATGGAGCCCTGACCACCAATGGCAGGCAATGCTCGCAGCAGCACCGCATCAGGAGTAATTAAATGCCTAAATTCAAGAGAATAATCATTAGTTACATCAATGGAGAGCCAAAAGAGTTAATGAAGAAGGCAGGGTTTACATGGAAGTTTTCAAGGCCTGTTCCTATAGCCGACACTGTTGAGTTTTACTGTTGCGAGCGTAAGAAAAAAGGTCCATTGCCGGACCACTTTCATAGTGTCGGATGGGGTGATAACGGAGCATTTTCCCACTTCACAGAAGAGCAGATTAAGGCATGCAGGCAGTGGGAAGAAGGAGCCGTGTGAAATGAAGCACATTACCGTAGACATTGAGGGCGCAGCATATGGCAAATGCAATGGCGAACCAGATGTTGATGATAGGCATTTTGATGAGGTTTGCAGAGAGATTGGAATTACCTATGAGCGAATGAAGGGAATAGCCATAGCTGGAAAGGTCTATCTGTATAACTGCAAAATTACTGGCGATGTGGCGTTGCCGAAATACTGGAGCTACGGAATTGATAGCTTCATTTTGAATCAATACTTCGGTGGATAGCGATGCCTGACCCATTCGACGCATAACAAACAGGCCTCTTCGGAGGCCTTTCTTATACACGCGACAGGTGATTATTTTAACCTATTCAATGGGTTATTGTGGTGTTATGATTTTTGTGGCGATAACGCCTTCACTTTTAAGGAGTGCACATGAAAGACTGTCTTGATATCCAAAAATGGACCACTGAAGAGCCAGCGCCTCGCGATTTGATTTGTCTTTCCTCTCTTGAGATTGCCCCGCTCTTGAAAGAAGGTCATCTGGCAAGGGTGGGTGGCAATATAATTACAATTGCTCGCGGTTCCGAAATTTATGGAGATGAAACCACATTTGAAAAGTTGAAGGCTGGAGAGGTTGTGTCATTCAATGCCGGAACCACTATCCCAGTTTGATTATTCAAAATCACTAAGCCATAATCATGTCATCGGAGCCTGAACAACTCCGGTGACTTCTGCGCATTTAAGGGGACTTAAATGCGACCACAATCTGAACTCCTCACCTTTTCACAGATGCAGAAATGCACCTGCGATTTTCTGCATTCTGCGTTACCTCTCGGAGGTGGCGTATGAAACAGCACTACTGCATCGTTAACGACACCGTTAAAGACAATCTCATAGCATTCATCCGCACCATACCGGTAAACCCTCGCGCGCCGATGGTAGTAGAGGCCCGGGAAGAGACACGCACCGACAAGCAAAACCGTCTTATGTGGCCATTGCTGAAGGACCTGTCTGACCAGGTTGTCTGGCACGGCGAAAAGCTGACCCGCGAAGAGTGGAAGGACCTGATCACCGTTCTGGTAAACCAAACGCAAGACCAGGAACAGAAATCCGCGCCGGGCATCAACGGCGGCCGCGTTTATTTCGGCGTCCGCACATCCAAATCCAGCAAGCGCTACATGGTCGACGTCATTGAGGCGATTTACTGGTTCGGTACCGACCGTGGCGTGAAGTTCTCCGAAGCATCCAGTAAGCGCATCGCCTGGGCGCAAGAGTGGAGGGCTTCCCGTGGGTAATCCTCTCGCACGCGTCATCACAAACGAAATCTTCCGAGTTCCGGCGCGCCGCAAGCGTAAGGCCGCGGTTAAGCCGTCCGAAATCCCGACCTTGAAAGGCTACACCGCCCGCCTGTGGATCAGAAATGGCTGCGTCTCGCGGCGAGGAGAAACCATGCGTAAACCATCCCGCCGTAAGTGCAAAGTATGCGGTGAATACTTCGTGCCGAAATTCCACGACATCAGGATTCGCTGGTGCTGCCCGGAGCACGGCGCAATCCTCGCTATGGAAGAACGTGAAAAGGAGAAGGTGAAAGCCGCCGCTAAGCGCATCAAGGAGCAGAAAGAGGCAGAGAAGGATGGGCGCAAACGCCGCAAGGAACGCCTGGCAGAGCTACGGCCTGCTGGTTACTACAAGGCGCAGGCTCAGCAGGCATTCAATGCCTACATCCGCGCGCGTGATGCCGATTTGCCATGCATCAGCTGCGGTGAGACTAATCCTCCCGATCTGCATGGCGGCCAATGGGACTGCGGCCACTTCAAAACGGTCGGCGCTAACCCTGAACTGCGCTTTGAAGAGCGCAATGCCCATAAGCAGTGCAAATCCTGTAATGCCGGAGCGGGCAAATATACCGCCAAAGAGGCGACGGTAGCGCAGCAATACGAAGCTGGTCTGGTCGCTCGTTACGGGCAGGAGTACGTGGACTGGCTCAACGGCCCCCACGAAATGACCAACTACCGCCGTGAAGACTTCATTCGGATCCGCGATGAATACCGCGCCAAGCTCAAAGCACTGAAACAGTGGGAGGCCGCATGAACCAAGCCGATTTCCTGCGGTACCAGGCAGAAAGTGTTAAGCGCGCCAGCCTGCCGCCAGTAGCAAACCACAGCCAGACCAAAACCAATCATCCACAGAAGGAAGCCGCATGAACAGTCAGCAACTGGAATACGTACGTCAGCAGCTCATTGTGGCGACCGCAGATTTGAGTGGGGCGACGAAAGGGCAGCTGGTAGCTTTCGCCGAGAACGCGCAATTCACCGCGACGGCGCGCAGCCGGGGACGAAAGAAAATCACCGACCCGGTCACCGGCCGGAAAGTTAACCCTGACGGCCCGCCGATGAGTGGCAGTCAGTCGCGCGCCAAGGGATCATCTATTGCGCTGGTGGGCCCGGTTGAGTTCGTGACCGCATCCTGGCGCCGCGCTGTCCTGTCCCTGGAAGAGCATCAGAAGGCATGGCTGCTCTGGAATTACAGCGAGAATATCCGATTCGAATACCAGGTGGCGATCACCCAGTGGGCGTGGGCAGAGTTCCTGGAACAGCTCGGCGCGAAGAAAGTGGCCGGCAAGACTATGGAGCGCTTGAAGAAACTGATATGGCTGGCGGCGCAGGACGTCAAAGCGGAGCTGGCGGGTAAGGATGTGTATCAGCATCAGGACCTGGCCGCCCTGTGTGGCGTTAAGCCGGATAACTGGTGTCATAACTACGCCGATTACTGGCGTGCCATGTGCACCATCTTTAAGCGGCTTGATGGCGATTCTCTTCTCTGCACTGTGAGAACACGATCACAACAAAAGGCGACTTTTTCGCAGCATGGTATTGCAAAAGTCAATTAAATAGCATACATTTCATGTAAAGCTGATATCGTCGCCATAGCTTTGATTGTCGACACAAAGAATTCAAGCCCGAGGTTAACGCCTTGGGCTTTTTCGTATCTGCACAACAGGAAAGAGCATTCTCCCGTATGGGGCTTGGCTTAAATGCACCGAGTGCTCTGTCCGTTGTGGTGATGACTGTAGATCGCATGCAGATGTTGCTTAGTAAAAACACTGCACTGTTTGCACGTCGTTTTGCTTAGTCGGAGATCATCACCGGCCACCACAACCCAAACCCACTACCTGGGCCACTTAGGCCATAGAGCCGACATTGCCTTACCCTCACATTGCCAGCCTGTCGCTGGCTTTTTTATTTTCAGGCTCCGGGAACCATCATCGACACGCCTACTTGTTAAATCGTCCCGAGGGCCTGAACCAACTACACACGGAATAAATATGTCTGAGACCTTCACTATCGTAGGCGTTGGTCTTACATCGTCATCAGTCGGTGTAACCTTTGCCACGCTGTTTCCGGAGGCGACTCCAGCAGTGATGCTCGGATCACTGGCCGGAACGGCGCTCTACGTTCTGACCTCAGATCCCCATCAACTCTGGAAGCAGGCTATCTTTGCACTGATATCGTTTATCAGTGGCGTGTTCTTCTCCGTGCCCATGGCGAAAATCATGGCCGGAATCATCAACACGCCGTTAAGCCTGATGAAGCCACCGGCCAGCATTGAGGTATCGCCAGCTGTCGGTGCAATTGTCACTGCTTCCATTTCCGTGGCAGTCCTGCTGCGTATTCTCCGCAAATCCAAAAGCGGGAAGATGCCGGGGCTGGGGGAGGAAGATAAATGACATGGCAGATTCTTCTGATGGATGCAAACGCCATAGTTTGCCTGTTAATCATGGTCAGGCTGATGTTTTTCCGGAAAGAGGGAAAGCGTCATCGCCTGAGTGTCGCGGTGCTGGCCTATCTGGTCATTCTTGCCGCCGGATTCAATGCCTTCAACATTCTGCTCGGCCACTACGTTCAGGTTAATCTCGGCGATCTGCTGCTTAACTCCGTCATCTGCATGGCGGTGTGGCTGGCTCGCGGGAACCTGGCGAAGGTCGTCATTACGGAATAGCCATGACCAAAGACGATATCTTTAACACCATCCTCGGCAAAGAGGGCGGTTATGTTGATCACCCGAATGATAAGGGCGGACCAACTAACTGGGGAATTACTCAGGAAACTGCCCGCGCGCATGGTTATACCGGGGATATGCGAAACCTTACACGTGAGCAGGCTCTGGCGATCCTTGAGTCTGATTACTGGTATGGACCTCGCTTTGACCAGGTGTCAGAAGTATCCCCTTCCATTGCCGCCGAACTTTGCGATACCGGTGTGAACATGGGGCCATCGGTGCAGGTTAAATGGTTCCAGCGCTGGCTGAACGCTTTCAATAACCAGCAGCAGTTCTATCCGGATCTGATCACCGACGGGCAAATCGGCCCACGTAGCATCAGCGCGCTAAAGTCCTTCCTGGAGAAACGAGGCGGCGAAGGGGAAATCATATTGCTTCGCGCACTGAACTGTAGCCAGGGCCAGCGTTATCTTGAGCTGGCAGAACAGCGGCCGGCTAACGAGTCATTCGTTTATGGCTGGATGCGCGAGCGGGTGAGCCTATGACGACACTCAAATCTGTACTGGCGGCAATCGGAGTTGCGATCCTGATGGTGCTTGGTGCGTTTGGTGTGGGCCGTTTTCGCGGGCGTGAACAGGCTGAAGAAAAAGCAGACCGGCAGCGCACACAAGAAAAGGCCTCAGCCATTGAGTCAGTAGCCGAACGCCGTGTAGAAGCAACGAAAGAGGCCAGCAATGTACAGCAGAATGTTAACCGCATGCCTGATGACGATGTTGATCGCGAGCTGCGTGACACGTGGAAGCGTCCCGGTGTTGGTTGATACAGCCTGTGACTGGGTAAAGCCAATCTACCTTACTGATCACGACATTGATGTTCTTGACCGCCAGACGAAGCGCGACATCCTGGCGCATAACAAAACGTGGCAGGCTAACTGCCAGAAAACAAAAGATTCGGGGGCAAAGTGATGAAAACCTACCAGTGCAGTGAAGGTTTCGACAACCCATCCAAGTTCCGTGAGGAATGGGATAAGGCAACAGAGCAAAACGCAGCCTCGCAATAGCGGGGCTTTTTAATACCAGAAGAAGCAGGAGAATAAGCATGTTAACAGTAAAAGTGATGTCGCCAGGTGGTGGCGAAGAGATTCATTGCGGCCTGAGTGTTGGCTTCAATCCCACCCAGCAGAGCATCGCGGTATCGGGAATGGACAAAAATGTATTCCTGAAACCCGGCGAGGTCGCCTACGTGATGAATCAGAACGGAAAGACGGTTTCTCGCTACGAGCACGTTAACCGCCAGTAGCCATTACAAAGCTCATCTACGGGTGGGCTTGATAATGATCTGTGTAACCCCGCAAGGATGGTGATCACATCTTGCTGACGGGTAAGCCGTAAGTGGCTAAGCACTTCTGAGAAGCAGGGCAACAGCTGCGACAAGGCAAAGAGGTAACCATGTCCGACATCTACCAAATCACGTTAACCACCCAAACAGGCGAAACCTTCACGGGCAAGATGTCACGACGTCAGCCTGAGCTGGTTAACGGCTTTGTGCCGCTGGCGACCGAGACGGGCGAGTGGCTTTACTTTGCTCCTGCTGATGTAAAGCGCGTCGAGTTCACGCCTGTACCGGTAGAGGAATCACCGGCAGAAACTGAGGATCCAGCATCATGACGAGCGCATTTATCCCTTACACCCTGAGTCTGGATGTTTCAGCGGCTGGCGAAGAGGCTCAGGCCGTAGCCAGAGAGTTACTGCGCCGCACTATTGGATTTAGCCCGCGCATCTCTGAAGATGAGGCGCTTCGGATCCTGCTGGTCGATGTGACCCGGGATTACCTGAAGGCCAAGAGCAAGGCAGAACAAACAACGGAGTAATCCATGGCTAACGATGACGAGCGCAGGCCTTATCCGCCAGTTAACTTCATCGCCTCCGACAACTGGCAGCCATACACCCGGCTCATTCCCGCCAATGAAGTGCATGAGTGGGTAAGCCGCCAAATCCTCAGCGATTCCGGCAGCATCCATAACCCTGACCATGAACACCTGGCTGAGGCTGACCTCTGCTTCATGTGGGCGTCTGACTCATTCGCGAAGAAAGGGCGCTATGTTCTCGGTCAGGCTGAACAGGTAATGCTCCGCGCCGGTGGCTGGCAGAAAGCCAGAATGGAACAGCAGATGCATGAATGGTTCGGGCGCATCCCAAAGTTCATCATCACCCTAGCAGCCGATTACTGCTCACAATGCAGTGATCTCGAGTTCTGCGCACTGGTAGAGCATGAGCTTTACCACATTGCCCAAGCCACCGATGATTTCGGCGCGCCGAAGTTCAACAAAGAGACCGGGCAGCCGGTGCTCACACTGCGCGGCCACGACGTCGAAGAATTCACAGGTGTCGTACGTCGATACGGTGCCAGCAAAGAAGTACAGGAGCTCGTTGATGCGGCCAATGCGCCAGCAGAAGTGGCTCACATCGATATAGCCAGGTCATGCGGGACGTGTATGTTGAAGCTGGCATAGACTTTATTAGGATTGTCATGGAGGTAACCGATGGCAGCATTATCGACAGAGGTTAAAGCCTTCATCGTTCAATCGCTCGCCTGCTACGAGCCGCCAGTAAAAGTCATTGAGCTTGTAAAGGCTGAATATGGCATTGATGTCTCACGGCAGCAAGTGTCGCAATATACGCCAGGCAACGCAATGGCGGCCAAGTTGAGCCAGAAGTGGATTGACCTTTTCAACGCCACCCGTAAACGATTCCAGAATGAGATCGCCGACATCCCGATCGCAAATAAAGCGTACCGGTTGCGCGTTCTCGACAGAATGGCGACCAATGCTGAAAAGATGAAGAACTACGGCATGACCTCTCAACTTATCGAGCAGGCCGCCAAAGAAATGGGCGATGCCTACACTAATCGCCAGAAAGTCGAGCATACAAGCCCTGATGGCAGCATGACGCCGCAGCCAACAATCATCCAGCTACTGCCTGTTGAGCCAAAGCATGAGTAACGCCGTTCAACTGCCGATCCCCGCGAAGCTTGCGCCGCTGTTCACTGCCGTGAATAAGCGTTACCGGTGCTCGCACGGTGGACGTGGCAGCGCCAAGACGCGAACATTCGCACTGATGACTGCCGTAAAGGCTTACCAGTCGATGATGAACGGTGAAAGCGGCGTAGTGCTCTGCGCGCGTGAGTTCATGAACTCGCTGGAAGAGTCGAGCATGCAGGAGGTGAAACAGGCGATCCTGTCTGTTCCATGGCTGGCTTCCAACTTTGATATCGGCGAGAAGTACATCCGCACCATCGACAAGAGCGTTAACTACGTATTCTGCGGTCTGCGGCATAACCTCGACAGCATCAAATCGAAAGCGCGCATCCTGCTGTGCTGGGTCGATGAGGCTGAATCAGTCAGCGAAATAGCATGGCAGAAGCTGAGCCCGACCGTTCGTGAGGAAGGTTCAGAGATTTGGGTGACGTGGAACCCGGAGCGCGACGGCAGCGCAACGGATAAACGTTTCCGCAAAGAGGCTGGCGACGACTGCATCACCGTTGAAATGAACTACACGGATAACCCGTGGTTCCCTGACGTGCTGGAAGGTGAGCGACAGAACGATCAGCGACGCCTCGACCCGGCGACATACGCATGGGTGTGGGAAGGCGCTTACCTCGAAAACTCTGATAAGCAGGTTCTGGCCGGTAAATACCGGATCGCTGAGTTCTCGGAAAACCTCTGGAAAGAAGCTGAGCGCCTGTTCTTCGGTGCCGACTTCGGTTTCGCCAAAGACCCTAACACACTGGTGCGTTCGTTCATCCTGCACAACCGGCTGTACATCGAATACGAGGCATACGGGCAGCAGACAGAGCTCGACCACATGCCAGAGCTATACGACACAATCCCCGGATCGCGTGACTGGCCCATCAAGGCCGACTCCGCTCGACCCGAGACGATCAGCTATCTCAAGCGACAGGGCTTCAACATCTCAGCCGCTGAGAAATGGCAGGGAAGCGTTGAGGACGGAATCGCGCACCTTCGCGGTTTCGACGAAATCATTATCCATCCACGCTGCAAGAACGTGGCGCGCGAGGCCCGCATGTGGTCCTACAAAACGGACCGCATCACCGGCGAGGTGTTACCGAAGCTCGCCGATGGCTATGAGCACTGCTGGGACGGTATCCGCTACAGCCTCGACGGTCACATTAAGCGTAAGGGACAGATGGCCGGGATGATGATTCCGAAACGCCTTCGCTAACCAAACGGACAAACCATGACTGACAAATTAACTCTCGCCGTCAACCATGCGTTGAACGATGCGCGGATGGCGCGCGCCCGTATGGGACTGATGGCACCGACGATGGGGCTGGACAATAAGCGTCATTCCGCGTGGTGCGAGTATGGCTTCCCTGAGCAGGTAACCTACGAAAACCTCTATGCTCTGTACCGGCGCGGTGGCATAGCCCACGGTGCAGTAGAGAAGCTGGTGGGCAAGTGTTGGCAGACGAACCCAGAAATCATTGAGGGTGATCAGGCAGACAAAAAGCGCAAAGAAACCGCCTGGGAGAAAAAGTCCAAGCAGGTATTCACCAACCGATTCTGGCGCTCATTCTCTGAGGCGGATCGCCGCCGTCTTGTCGGTCGTTATGCAGGAATCCTTCTGCACATCCGCGACGAAAAAGACTGGAGCCTTCCGGTCACCAAAGGGCGAGGTCTTCAGAAAATATCGGTGGCGTGGGCCGGATCGCTCACTGTTGGTGAGTGGGATACTGGCCTGAACTCGCAGACATACGGACAGCCTAAGATGTGGCAGTACGCCGAGCGGTTGCCGAATGGATCAAGCCGCCGCGTCAATATCCACCCTGATCGCGTTTTCATCCTTGGCGATTACTCAGATGATGCTATTGGCTTCCTTGAGCCAGCTTATAACGCTTTTGTGAGCCTGGAGAAGGTAGAGGGCGGGTCTGGTGAGTCATTCTTGAAGAACGCAGCGCGACAGTTAGCACTTAGTTTCGATAAAGAAATCGACTTTGCCAATCTGGCATCAATGTACAGCGTCAGTGTTGACGAGTTGCAGGACAGATTCAACGACGCTGCACGCGAGATGAATCGCGGCAATGATGTGTTGCTTTCTCTCCAGGGTGCCAGCGTAACCTCCTTGGTTTCTCCGGTTTCTGACCCGTCACCAACGTACGATGTAAACCTGCAGACCGCCGCCGCAGGGGTTGATATTCCGACGCGCATTCTGGTTGGTAATCAGCAGGCCGAGCGCAGCAGCACCGAAGACCAGAAATACTTCAATACTCGCTGCCAGTCTCGCCGTGGCGACCTGTCATTCGAGATTGAGGACTTCTGCGACAAGCTGATCGAATTAAGCATCCTCGATCCGGTCAGTCAGAAGACCGTTATCTGGGACGACCTCAATGCGCAAAGCGAAAGTGAAAAACTGGATGCCGCTCAGAAGATGTCGCAAATCAACAGCGCTTCCATCGGCACGGGTGAGCAGGTGTTTACTGGTGAAGAAATTCGCGTGGCCGCCGGGTATGAGGGTTCGCCCGAACCACTTCCAGAGGTAGATGATGACGAAGAGGAAAGCGAAGTCACCGATACTTCCGGGAAACCTTAAAGACCCGACGGGTGCCGACCGACTTGAGCGCGGGGCAATGAGCGAGTTCGCCAGGCGAATGAAGCGAATTGGCAAGGCGTACAAGGGCATTCTCGACCGCATTCCTGCATCGCCATCAGTAAACCAGCGTTACACCTTCGACCTCGATTCCACCCAGCTATCAATGCTCCTCAGCAATGCCTCATTGCTGGTTGATGAGATTTTAGGTGCAGATAACGAGACAGGATTCTGGTTCTGGGCTGATTACGTCAACCCGGCGTATCAGCGCGGCACGGCGCAGGAGTTTGCCAATCTGGCGCAGCAATCAGCCGTGTACGCTGCCGGACAGGAAAGCGTATCGACAATCCTTCTCAGCGAACCGTACCGACGTAGGCTGATTCTTGTTCGCGCTCGTACCTTCGAGGAAATGAAGAACCTCAGCGCCAGTGTGAAAGCGGATATGGCGCGGATACTGACCGATGGACTTGGGCGCGGACAAAATCCACTGGAGATAGCTAAGCGCCTTACTGAGCAGACGGGGATTGAGTCTCGCCGGGCTAATCGTATTGCCAGGACGGAGATTACCACCGCGCTGCGCCGTGCGCGCCTGGACGAAGACGACGAAGCCAGAGAACGATATGGCATCCGTACAAAGCAGATGCACATATCAGCGCTCAGCCCGACGACCCGAAGCACCCATGCCGCGCGTCACGCCCATCTGTATACCGCAGAAGAGCAGCGGGAGTGGTGGGCTAAGGATGCAAACGGCGTGAACTGCAAATGCTCCACGATCGCGGTTATGGTCGATGAAAGCGGCAAGCCGTTAAGTGACACCATCATCGATAAAGCTCAGAAAACATTTAACACAATGAAAGCCCGTGGCTACCAATGGGCTAAGGGTTAACTCATGCCAATGCAAGTTAATGTCACCTCGAAGGTGAACAGTAAGGCCATCCGGCGCGAACAGCACAACGGACGCGAGCACTGGGTTGTTCCTTCTTACACCCTTCCGGCGAACGTGGTCATGAACGGCGGTCTGTATCCGGCCAGTGAGATTGACCAGCACTACAGTGGCCTGGAGGGGACACTGGCACCGCTTGGACATCCACAGGTCAACGGTCAGTTTGTTTCTGCTTTTAGTCCTGAGGGGCTGAATGTGGGTTATGTAGGGGCATGGAACAAAAACGTCAAGAAGTCCGGCAACCGCGTCTACGTCGAGAAGTGGATCGATACAGAAGTGGCAAAGCGCACGGATGACGGAAAGCGCCTCCTTGAGCGTCTTGAAGCGCTGGAGAAAGGCGAGGATGTTCCGCCAATCCATACCAGCGTTGCCGTATTCCTGGAGGAGCTTGAAGCGAACGATGAGCAGAAAGCTCAGGGGGCTTCATGGGTTGCGAAAATTCACGCGATGGACCATGACGCCATCCTTCTGGATGAGGTTGGCGCAGCTACGCCAGAACAGGGGGTAGGGATGATGGTAAATGCTGATCTTGCCACTCCACTGAAAGCTAATTCCGGCGCTCTGGTGGGGGAAACCTATCGCGAGCGTGAGCGGAGGCTGGAGAAGGCAGCGAAAGATAAATTCGCTCCTGGCGAGAAAGAATACGCCTGGGTGGCTGACTTCACTGACTCGCAAGCGGTAATCATCCTCAACAATGGCGAGCCGAAGGTTTACGGATACAAGTCTGAAGGCGGAAAGATTGTCTTTGATGATACCGGGACAGAGGTTCAGCGCCAGAGTTCATGGGTTGCTGTCGTCAACAAACTCAAATCTTTTTTCACACCGCAGGAACAGCCTGCACCAAACCACAAAACGGAGGGCGACATGCCTTTAACCAAAGAAGAACTGGAACAAATCGGCAGCATGATCGGCCAGGCTGTTGCGACCAACACGGAAGCGGCTATCAAGCCTCTCGCGGAAAAGGTTGATGCGCTACAGGCTAATCATCAGCAGCTTGCTGAGACCCTGACCGCCAACTCCCGCGCCGAAGAGAAGGCAAAGCGTGATGCGGTTGCAAAGGTCCATGGCGACATCGTGGCCAACGCGCTTTCTGGCGATGCGCTGGACGCGATGTTCAAGTCACTGGGCGAAGCTGCTCCGCTGGGCACCAACAATGCGCAGCAGCAGAAAGAAACCGGTGCGCCGAACCCTGACGAATACTTCAAATAAGGAGCCAGACTAATGGCACGTTATCGTCGCATTAATATCGACGGTCAGTCTCTGTACAAGACCGAAACCCGCGTTACTGCCGCATCCTTGCTGCCCGGTACCGCTGCAGTCATCAATGACGACAATGAGTTTGCGCAGGCAACTGCGCTGGCTGGTCGTATCTACATCATCGATGTTGCCTATCATCAGGGTCTCAAAATCACTGAAGCAGTGCCAGCCGGCGACTCCGCAGTGGGTAACTACGTAGAAGAGGGCCGCGAGCTGGCGCTGCTGTGCGTGGCTGGAACTTATGCCAAAGACGATCCAATCAAGTTGGGTACTAATGGGCAATTTACCAAAGCTACTGCAGACACCGATTCGGTGATTGGCTATAGCCAGGACGATGCGACCATCGCAGCCAGCACTACCGATTTCATCCGCGTGCGTATGCGCGTCGGTACCGTAGCCGCTGCAGGTGCTGGCGCTTAATCAGGAGAATAATAATGTATTTTACCGCTGAAACACTGGCTACGAATGGCCGCCTGCGCGGTCACTGGAATGAGCTTTGGGCCAACCGTGACATCTATAACGCCCAGCACGACATGATGGTCAACGCGTATCGCACGCGCATGACACATGAGATGTTGGCGGCGAACGCTATCGGTGGCTTTACTCGCGAGTTCTGGGCCGAAATTGACCGTCAGATTATCCAGATGCGCGATCAGGAAATTGGCATGGAAATCGTCAATGACCTGATGGGTGTGCAGACCATTCTGCCAATCGGCAAAACTGCAAAGCTGTATAACGTCTCCGGCGATATCGCTGATGATGTCTCTATCAGCATTGACGGTCAGGCGCCTTACTCTTTCGACCATACCGAGTTTGGCTCTGATGGCGACCCTGTTCCGGTATTCACTGCTGGTTATGGCGTTAACTGGCGTCATGCTGCAGGGCTCAGCACCGTCGGTATCGATCTGGCTCTGGAATCGCAGTCGGCCAAGATGCGTAAATTCCACAAAAAACGCGTCAACTTCTACCTGAATGGCGATGCCAGCATCGTTGTAGATGGCATGCCGGCTCAGGGCATGAAAAACCACCGCAACACTCAGAAAATCAACCTTGGTAGCGGTGCTGGCGGTGCCAACATCGACCTCACCACTGCAACCCCGGCGCAGTTGCTGGCATTCTTCGGCCCGACCGGTCCGTTTGGGCTGACGGCTCGCACCAACAAAGTAACTGCTTACGACAAGCTGTGGGTTAGCCCGGAAGTGTGGGCCAACATGGCGAAGCCATACCTGGTAGACATTAACACCGGCACCAATGCGTTACTGAGCGGCACGGTTTTGGATGCGATCAGCAAGTTCATTCCTGCGAAGTCTATCCAGATGACCTACGCGCTTTCCGGTAATGAATTCCTCGCTTATGAGCGTCGTCAGGACGTGATTTCTCCGCTGGTCGGTATGGCTGTCGGCGTTGTCCCTCTGCCGCGCCCAATGCCTCAGTCGAATTATAATTTCCAGATTATGAGCGCTGAGGGTCTGCAAATTAAGAAAGACGGCGAAGGCCTGTCCGGCGTGGTCTACGCCGCCAATCTGGCATAAGGAGATCAGCATGGCTAAATACCAGGTAACCAGAGCATGGCATGGAGTGAACGTCGGTGATGTGGTTGAAATTGAGAAACTGCATCCTGCGCTAAAGCCTCATGTTATGAAATTCTCTGATGCGGCATTAACACCGGCGACGCCAGAGGCTGGCACGGATGTGAAATCCCGAAAAGAGATTATCGCAGCGCGCCTGACGGAGCTGGGTATCGAGTTTAAAGGCAATCTCGGGGCTGAAAAGCTCGGTGAATTGTTGCCTGATGGTGAACTCGAAAAACTGTTCCCTGCTGAATAACCGCCGCGAAAGCGGTTTTTTTATGCCCCGTTCCGGCGGGGCTAATAAGGTGCATAACATGATCCCAGAAGATATGAAGCAACCATTGCCGTACACGAAGTTTGCTGAGATTTCATCGTTGAGCGTCGCCAATGAGATCAGTCTGGCGATATCCAGTACCACCGAACTGGTTAAAGACTCGTCGAGCGTGGAACGACTGATTCTCCTGAAGCATCTTCGCGCGCTTTGCGATCTGCAACTCAATAAATTATCAGGGCTGGAATAGCTATGGTAACGCTGGAGAAGGCCAAAGAGTATTTGCAGGGCCAGGGAATAAATCTTCCTGACTTCATGCTTCAGTCGTTAGTGGATGATGTTAACAGCATTCAGGAATGCCTTGATTCTCACTATCCGGCATCAAAGGCGTTGGCAATCCAGATGTATTTGCTTGCACTGATGGGCCTGGGGCAAGGCGATAAGTACATCAGCTCCCAGACCGCACCCAATGGTGCATCGCGTTCATTCCGATACCAGTCGTTTTCCGACCGATGGAAAGCATCAGTGAACCTGCTGCGCGGGCTGGATAAATACGGTTGTGCAACCTCCCTTATTCCTGCCGACCCTACCGCCACCCCGGCATTCGCTGGTATCTGGATCGGTAAGGGCGGCTGTATGTGCGGGGGCAAGTGATGACGTACAAATCAGTTAAGCACGGGCTGCCGCGTTCGTTCACCCGCGTATGGGTGATTACCGACACAGGGCGGGAGACTACCGGCTACGTGAAATCGGGCGGCGAGTGGTTCATCAACTGCCCGCGCATCCGGGCAACCGGCGCGAAGGTGCTGAGGTGGAAAGAATGACAGAGCGAGTGAAGAAGACGAGCGATGACCGTTTATCGTTCATGTGTCCCGGGTGCGGTAGTCGCCATGTGGTGCAGGTTGGCGCTGGCGGCGGTCCGCGATGGGGATGGAATGGAAGCGTTGATAAACCGACATTGACTCCAAGCGTTTTGGTTACCGGCTTCATGCCCAGCGATGATCCAGAACAGTTTGACGACGCCACGAAAGACAAGCCGTTTACCTGCCATTCATTTGTGACAGATGGGCAGATTCAATATTTGAATGACTGTACGCATAGCATGGCAGGCATGACGGTGCCGCTACCAGAGCTTTGAGGAGTAAGCGATGTCTAGCGTTGCAAACTGGTCATACACAGCCACGGCGACCATCTGGCGAAAGCTGGAAGGCAATGACGAATACGGCGACCCGCTGGGATATGCCGAGCCTGAGCAAATCCTCTGCGATTACGAGGGCGGGCTTAGTAAGAAGTTAGCCAGCCTGGGCGCTGAAATCGTCGTTAAGAACACCGTCTGGACAGAGTTCGCGCTGGCGGCCACGGGTGATTACCTGCTGATTGGCGTATCGACCGAAGCGGACCCGGTTGTCGCCGGTGCCGACGAGGTGCGGCAGGTTATCCGTTATGCCGACACGTTTGAGCGCCTGGCGGATGATTACGCCATCCTGACGGGAGTATAGCCATGGGCATCAAAGTGCGCGGCGTTAAGCAGTCGAAAGCCGGGCTCAACCGCATCATTAATGACGTCAAAGGGCGAAAGGTCGTCAGGGCGCTACAGTCAGCAATGATAATCGGCAGCTCACAGGCTGCGTTGTACACCCCGATCGACACCTCAACGTTGCTTAATAGCCAGTATCGGGAGTTGATAAACAACGGCGTTCGACTGACGGGGCGAGTTGGATACACCGCGAACTACGCCGTATTCGTTCACGATCCGAATGTGCCGCAAACCTTCCGTCGCGCCACCGCGCAGAAAGAGTTCCTCACCAAAGGCTTTGAAGACACCCGCAGCCAGATTGATGCCGTGATGCGCAAGGAGCTTTCAGTATGACACCTGCCATGTATGAGCGCGTGCGTAACTACTTCGTTGATGCCGGGCTTACCACTGGCTTCATCGTTCAGTTGCTGGCATGGGAAGACTCAAAGAAGTTAACCGACGCATTCATCGTGTTCCGGCCTAACGGTGGTACCGACATCAGAAACGACCTCGGTTCAGATCACTACGTGCTGGTGGATGTCATCTCTGCCAAAGATAAGCGCCGCGCAGCCGCTGAGAAGGCTCAGGAAATCATCAATTATGTCGAACAGAACGACATTACCGACGAATGCCTTGGCCTGATTCAAAACCTCGGCAACATGCCAGCGCCTATCCTGACCGAAGAGGGCCGACTGGTCTTCCGACTCCAGTTCATGTGCGTTTACGGCTAATAAACCCATCACCAACCCATCAGGCTGCCATCCGGCGGCCTTTTTTATTTGAGAGGTACACATGCAAGGCTGTGCTAATGATTTTGGCAAGCTGATCGGGAAAGTAGCTGTGCTACGCATGGCCTTTGGCTGCCCCGACGCAGTGCCAGCGCTTTCCGAGTGGAAGCGTCTCGGCGCTATGACGACCAAGGGCATCGACTATTCGATGAACACCATCAACTCCGAGGCAGATGATGCTAAAGGGCTGGTGGAGAACCTGGTCAACAACATGGATCTGACGATCTCCGGCGAAGGTGAGTTTCGTAAGTCTGACAAAGATAACGAGATCGGCGCGTGGCGTCTGTCGAAATACATCTTTGACGAAGTTCAGGCTGGCCGTCAGCCTAACCTGTGGGTGCGGTTCGACTTTGCGGGTGAGAACGCCGGTACTTACATCCAGGGTTACATGAACACCACGTCATGGTCTGGTGATTTCGGTACAAACGATATCTCCACCTTCTCCGGCGAGTGGAAGGTCTACGACGCCGACACTGTCGTGTTTGAAGTCGCTGATTCTATCGCGGCCACTGGCGTTGAAGTTACCCCTGCAACTGCATCTCTGGTCGTTGGGGCAACCCAGCAACTGAGCGGCGCTGTTCAGCCTACCGATGCGACTAACAAAGCGATCACCTGGACGACTTCGGCGCCATCCATCGCCACCGTCAGTTCAACAGGCCTGGTGACAGCAGTAGCCGAGGGCACCGCGACTATTACGGCTACCACTGCTGACGGTGATTTCACCGACACCTGTGTAGTTACCGTGACTGCCGCGCCGTAATCACTACAAAGGGCGGCGTGCTGCCCTTGATACTGGTTATGGAGAACGATATGACCCCTTTGAAAGAAATTGGCGAGTGCCTGATTGGTGCTGGCGGCCGTGAATACTTCTTCCGCCCATCGTTCCGTAACATGACTCGGATCGGCGAGCCAGAGCATATCGTCCGCACCTTCTATTCGCTGTTCAATGACGATGTGGCAAAGATGCTTGAAGCGGCGCGAGAGATTCACAGTGCGATACCAGAGCATCAGCGCAGATTTTACGCTCATTACTTAGGCGATGTTTCCCTGCCTCGGTGGGCACTTGATGCAGCTGGTTCAGCTGCTTATGTGCGCGAGGCATTGCTTTCGGCTATTAACGTCATTCAGTCCTGCTGTGACGAGGACGTTTCAGAGCTGACAGGCTGGCATGAGCCATCACGCACTGGACGGCGAACGTTTGTATGGCGCCGTGGCGCGCTGCCGCCGGAGAACCTTATTCTGATAGCTCAGTCACTCATTATGCACGGCGTTATCGGCAGGGCCAAGGTTCGTAAATTGCAGAAGCACGAAAGCAAGGAAACGACGCCGGAGTTTCACGCGACTGAATACATCATGGCGGCGAGAAACCATTTCGGGATCAGCAGGGAAGAGGCTGAAAACCTTACCATGACCGAATTCGCCATGATGCTTAACGCCAAATACCCTGACCAGAAAGGCTTCACCAGGGAAGAGTACGACGCTGTTATGGACGATGACGATCGCCGCTGGCAGGAAATGGTTGAGCGCGAAAAATCAGTAAAAAAAGCGGCCTGAGTTAATAATGAATGTACCGTAATCGCCTGACCGGGCGTAATATGGCTCGACAATAAAACTCAGGGGATAAGAGTGAAGAAAATACTTTTGGCTTTGGCTATTCCGCTGGCTCTGGCTGGCTGCAAGCCGGGTGAAGAAAAGGCAATTTCTTTGGCGCAATCAGAAGTTTCAGCAAACCTGCTTGATCCAAGCAGTGCGCAATTCCGCAACGTGAAAGTTGCAAAAATGATGGATGCTGACGAGGGCCGGGTCTTTGCTGTAGTTTGCGGGGAAATTAACGGCAAGAACGGTTTTGGGGCCTATGCAGGGTTTCATCCATTCTTCGTTGAGCTCAAAATGAAATCGAAGGGGATGTTCTCAAAAGGTGTCGACTACACCCTTGGTGATCACTTCCTCAGCTCGAAAGATACGCCACCACCGCCGGACTACATCGAACGATGCCAATAAACGACACGAATAATAAACCCACCAACCGGTGGGTTTTTTTATGCCCGGAGAAAACTGATGTCTGAGAAAGCAGGCGAGATTTATTACGACATCGAGGCCGATGTATCTGGCTTGCTCAAGGCGCAGGGAAAGGCCAATAAGTCTCTCGACTCTATCGGCAACTCGGCGACCAACGCAGCCAAAAAGATGGATGAGCTGCAAACCAATATCAACCGCGTCGCTGGCGCTATTGCGGCGTCACTCGTTGTTGACTGGGGTAAGGCATTCCTTGTTGCTGCTGACAACATGAGTCAGCTCAACGCGCGTATAGAGAGACTCACCGGAAGCGCAACAACAGCCTCGCAGACGATGCAAAGTCTGATGCGCATCAGTTCGGCAACGGGTGGTTCGCTCCAGGATACAGCGAAGCTGTGGGAGACTCTCAGCACGGCGTTGCGCGATACCGGAGCGACCAACGGCCAGATCATCCAGCTTACCGAAACACTTCAGAAAATCGGGCGCATCGGCGGATCATCCACCGAGGAAATGGCTAATGCTCTTCGTCAGTTCGGCCAGTCAATTTCCTCCGGCACTGTCCGGGCGGAGGAGTTCAACTCCATCCTTGAGCAAATGCCTGAACTGGTGCGGCAGATCGCCTCCGGGATGGGCGTAAGTATCGGCGAACTGCGTCAACTGATGTTGGACGGGAAACTGACAGCAGAAGATGCGCTTAATGCCATCCAGAAACAAACCGGCTCAGTAAATGCAGAGTTCGAAAAACTCCCTCGAACTCTGGCTCAAGCCAATACCGCGCTGACAAACTCATTCCTGTCGATGATTGACTCTGTTAACCAGGCGACAGGCGCAAGCACAGGACTGGTTGCGGTTATCGACTCGATGACGGCCGCTCTCGACAGGCTGGTGGGGAAGGCAATCTCAGCGGATGCGCAGATTTCAGAACTGAACAGCACAGCAGAGATGTTTACCCGCCGGGCGCGAACCTGGTCATGGCTTGGGCTTGATGGCTGGGAGGCGCAAAACAAAGCGCTGGCCGGGCTAAGCAATAAAGCCGCCATGCTGGTTGGCGACCTGGCCGCTGTTTCCAAAGCATCACAGACCGCGGCAAACACAAAGCCGATCGAGATAAAGGCTGTTGCTGGTACAGGCAAAAAGAAAAAGACTCAGTCCGAAAAGGAAGCAGAAAAATATGCTAAGGCGCAGCAGACCGTTAACGAAAAGCTGGAAGAGCTTAGACAGAAGGCGCAACTTTCCGCAGGAAGCTTGGGTGAGTTGTCTCGTGCGCAAGCTGTTCTGAATGCTCAGCAGTCACTCGGTAGCGCTGCAACTCAAGCACAGATTAAAGAGGCTGGAGAATACGCCGCCAAAGCATGGGATGCAGCAGCGGCAGCCAGAGGGGTAACAGAAGCACTTAAGGCAATGCCTTTGCAGGCGGAGAATAAATCCTACGCCGAATCCATGCAAAATCTGAAGGCCGCACTGAACGCTGGGAAAATAGATCTCAAGGAGTATAACGCTGCCACGGAGAAAATGGCGCTCGAGCACCAGAATAACCTCGCCAAGATTAACGCCCAGGCCACAGTCAATCCGGTAGCTTCTGCCCGAGCCGAAGTTGACCCGGTACAGCAACTGGTGAACGAAAATAACCAGAAGTTAGCCCTGATGCAGCAATATGAGCAGCAGGAACAGGCGATACTCCAGCAAAGTTACCAAAAAGGGAAAATAAATTACGATCAGTTCGTTGCTGCAAAGGCAGCTACCGATGCCCAGTACCTTGCCTTAAAGACTGCGCAGGAAAACCAGTTCAATGAGCAGATGACAGCCGCTCAGTGGCAATTGCTCAGTCAGCAAGGTCTTGGTTATGAAATGCTGACAAGCGCGGTGGATGCGTTTTCAGGTAATGCATCTAATGCGTTAACCGGGCTGATCACCGGAACGATGTCAGCGCAGGATGCTATGCGTTCGCTCGGGAATACGATGCTGAACAGCGTGGTCAATGCGCTAGTCCAGGTTGGAGTTGAGGCCCTCAAAAACTTCATTATAGGGCAGACATTGGGCGCAGCGGCTACTGCTGCTGGAGCATCTCAGGCTGCAATCTTGGCTACAGCTTGGGCTCCTGCCGCCGCCATGGCGAGTCTCGCTTCATTTGGGGCAAACTCAGTCCCTGCCATGACCGGAATTGCTTCAACGGTAGGCCTGGCACAGGGCCTTGCTTTAACCGGTATGCGTTACAATGGCGGCCCGGTGAATGCAGGAGGTCTTTATCAGGTCGGTGAGCGAGGGAAGCCGGAGATTTACCAGGCCAGTACCGGTAAGCAGTACATGATACCGGGCGACAACGGCAAGGTGATCAGCAATAAGGATATGCAGGGTGGGGGAGGCATCAACGTTGTCTTAAATGTTCAGAACTATAACGGTTCATCAATAGATGCGCAGGCCAGTTCTGACGGCAATGGCGGCGTGACTGTGGATTTAATCGTCGCTGACCTGAACAACGGCGGGCCAATCAGTAACGCCATAACCAGCAACATGAATGTTAAACGCACGCCAAGGGGGCAGGGCTGATGCCAATTATCGACTATCCCGACTGGCTGCCGCTGGCTCAGAAGGCCAGCAAAAACATGACTCTCGATACCGGGTTCCAGACCGATCAGCCAGCGGTCGGACCGGCTATCTTCGAGAATCAAACCGACGACCTGAAAGTGACCTGGTCACTGACGTGGATCTTCACTCTGGCGCAGGAACGCGCTTTCCAGCAGTGGCTACGCAGCCCAAACTATCTCAACCGGGGCCTGAACTGGTTCCGGATGAATATCAATCTGGGTGGTAGTGGCCTGCAACTCCAGGAGCTTCATTTCACCCAGATGCCGGTGCAAACCAGTATAGATGGCGGAGTGGTGACCTGGACGGGAACCGTTATTGCCAACCATCTGTACAACGCTGACGACGAGTTTGACGACATCATTGTTGAACTGCCTCCGCCGTGGGATTCGTGGCTCGATATCGTTGTTACGGGTTATCCGGACGGGCGCGATCCGGAATCACTGCCGAGAGTGCCGTAATGCCAACATTCAGAGCTTATAAGCAGCAGCGCCCGACGCGCGGACTGTACGACACCATCACGTTCTACCATCCATCCTTCGGCTATGTCCGCCTGGTCGATAAGCAGTTCTTCCCGAAGACGCTTGGCGGCCAGACGTACACACCCGCCCGTTTTGAAATCGAAGAGAGCCAGCAGAGCGGTACGCCGGTGATCGACGCTACGGTGAAGTTAGGGCGTCTGTCGTCTGACATCAAAGCGCTGATGAAACAGTGGAAGGGTGCGGCCAGGCTGACTGCCATCACGGCCACGCGGCAGATCTTCGACAGCGGCGATGTGTCGGTGCCGATTAAGTCGTGGCAGCTCTACGTCAAGACGGTGGATATTGATGCCGACGCCGCATCGGTCACTCTGTCTGTTACCAACCCGCTAAACAACAACATCGGAAGGCTCTATGACCCAACGGAATACACTGGCCTTCAGTACCTCTGATTTTATCAGCAGGATGATCGGCGTGCCGTGGGCTAACCGGGCTTGCTCGTTCGATAAGGTCGATTGCTGGGGGCTGGTGGTGCTGTATTACCGACACGTTCTCGGGATTGAGCTTCACCAGACACCGGATTACGAAGCCGGGGCCGACTTCTTCACCTGCTATGAGGGTGACGTCGTTTTCTGGCGCCAGGTCGATAAACCGATCGAAGGCGGGATATTCGTCGGGTACCGAGGCGCGCAACCGGCGCATGTTGGGCTGGTGCTTAACAGGCAGGCGCTGCATTCACGCGGCGAGAACGGAAGCGTGCGCATGGACTCGTTGCTGGTCATTCAGCGGGCATTCACCAAAGTGGAGTTTTTCGAATATGGCGCTGGTTGAGATATCGAATTTTCCAGGAACGCCTAAGCTGCGTTGCAGGGTGCCAAACGGCACCCTTTTTTATGACTGGCTGGTGGCCAATGACGCTACTTTCCACCGCGACCTGCTGATCGTCCGCAACGGCGTAAGACTGGGCGACGATGATGAGCTGGCGTTTGAGCTGAGCGAGCTGGACCACATCCAGATTTTCGACCAGCCTAAGGGCATTGTCGGCGACATCCTGAGCCCGATATTTAAAGTGGTTGGCCAGGTGTTTTCGTTCCTGGCGCCGAAGCCGGCAATCGCGAACAACGGCGGCAATACCGTCGACTCGCCCAACAATAGCCTGACCGGTCAGACAAACACGGCGCGCGTATATAAGGCCAAACCGGACATCTACGGCCAGATTCGTTCGTTCCCGGATCTAATTCAGGAGTCTGTATTCGAATACGTTCACCAGACGTCTACCGACGGCGGCCTGAAGTACGTCACAGAGTGGATGTGCATCGGTATTGGAAAATACGATTACGAGTCCGTGCGCTACTCAGAATCAAGCCTGGGCTCTCTTGCAGGCGCTGAATTCCAGTTCTTCCAGCCTGGCGAAGTAATCCCGCAGATCGTCGAGGGATACGGGTTCGATGACGTCGACGGGCAGGAGGTGCCGGGGCAGAACGAAGCCAGCGATTTTCCGATCGAAACAGCAACGGCAAATACGGTGGTCAGCGGAACGTATTCCGGCGGCCAGATAGCGATGAAAATCGTTAAGCAGGCTGAGTTCGACTATTTCATGGGGCTGGTTCTGCCGCACGCTGTAACCTTCACCATCAACGTGACGTACAGCACGGCCTCCGGCAACGTGACTACCGATGCGACATTCTCCGGCACGCTGATTTCCGCCGTTGAAACAAACGACGGCGCGGTTGTTAATCCGGTGAGCTGGTATACGTTTACGATGAACCAGCTGGAGGGTCCGCAGGACATCCCGGCTAACGCCACGATAAACACTACGAAGTTTGTCCTCAACGATAACGAGGCGCTGGTGGTTGGGCCGTTCTTTTCCCCGGTCGAGTCAACGCAGCTGTGGCTGCATACCCAGTCCAGCCTCGGCGGGAAGAAAGAGACCAACTGGAAGGTTGTCATCTGGAAAATCGACGACGACTACAACCAGGTGCCGGGAACGCAGCAGACGTTTACGTACCGGCAGACGACGCCGCACCAGTCGACGAGCGAGGTGTTTTATCGCACTGACAAGATCACTCCGACCGGCGGGTTCGGGAAATACGCGGTCAGCTTCCAGCGCACGGATAACTCCGGTGACGCGTCACTGCTGAAGGTCGAAGAGATCCACAGCATCAACATCAGGACAAACGTCGTTCACCCGACCGACACGCTGGTGCGAGTAAAAGTCCGGGCGACCGAGAACGCTCTTGGCAGCCGTGAGCGCAAATATAACGCGCTGGTGACGCGCCATACCATCACATACGACCTCGACACGCAGACGGTGGATTACACGCTGAGACCGTCGCGCTCGTTCGCTGATGCGGTGGCGCACACCTGGCTGATTATGGGTGAGCAACCGGTAATTAGCATTGACCTGTACGGTCTGTACTCTATTGCTGAAAGCCTTCCTGACGAGCGTCTTGGCTACTTCGACTACACGTTCGACGACGAGAACGACTCTTTGGGCGACCGCGTGCAGGCGATCTGCAATGCGGCGTCGGTTGTGGCGTACTGGGATGACGGCGTGCTGACGTTTACCCGTGATCAGAAAGTTGACTACCCGGCGGCCGTATTCAACCGGGCCAACATGAAGACGGACGAGTACAAAATGACGTACGAAGCAACGTTGCCTGGTGGTTATGACGGTGTGCAGGTGTCCTACGTTCACCCGACCACGAACAACAAGACGTACATCAACTACCGCGTGCTGAACGGTGCCATCGTTGAGCAGGAAGCGGAAAACCCAAACAAGCTGGAGATCGTCGGCTTCCGTAATGAGTATCAGGCCCGGGAGCGAGCTCTGCGAGAAACCAAGCGCCTGATTTACTCCCGGGTGAAGATGAACGCCAAAGTGTTTGAAGACGGCATTATCCAGGTCGGCAGCGTCATTCAGATGCCAGACATCTACGACAGCAACCAGCAGGGTGGTTACGTCACCGGCCGCTCCGGGAATGACTTCGATACCAGCGAGCCGATCACGTTTACCGGATCGATGTATGTGCTGGTTACCGACAGCCTGGGTAACCCAAGTCTGCGCTATCCGGCCACCGCCCGTAGCGACACGAAGTACGGATTCACCGCGGCTATCCCTAACATTCAGCTCAATATCTGGAACGGAGACACTGTACAGCTCCCGTCGCGCTATCTCATAGCGACGGTGGAGGAGTTGGACAGTCAGCTATGGACGGTCAACAGCATCAAACCGAACACAGATAACACGGTATCTCTGACCGTCGCGGAATACAGCGACGCCATCTACCAATAAGAACCGTCCCCGACCAACCATACCCGGCCACCGCGCCGGGTTTTTTTATGGAATCAATATGGCTACGCAACCTACTCAGAATTCTGTTCCGAGCGAATCACCACGCGATCTGAAATTTAACGCAGGGAAAATTGATGAATTTGTGACATCGCTGGCACTTCAGTACATTGATCGCTTTGGTGATGCGCATTACACAATCGAAGGCCTGAAGGCTTTAGTACTTCAGCAAATATATAATCTTGGCTGGAATCCGGTTGGAAGCTTCCAGGGTGGAGCTACAGTTTCTTCCGCTGGCGATATCATCCAGGATGAAACGACGGGAGTCTGGTATCGCTGGGATGATCTTCAAACGCTGCCCAAAACCGTTCCTGAGAACTCAACACCTGATTCAACTGGCGGAATCGGTGAGGGTAAGTGGCTTGCGGTCGACGTTAGCGATGTTCTACGTAAAGATCTTGAGGAAAGCAATGGCTCAACATTAATCGGTGGCTCTGTTTATGTAGTTGACTATTTTTCAGATGCCAAGGTGGCGAATGCCGGCAAGTCAAAGTACATCATGACGCGCGGTCATCATGAGATCGGAGTTGGTGCTGCGACATATTTTAGTGATGGCACAACTGGTTCGCCATCAACTGGTAATGAGCTCAAGTTTTACGATGCAACTGGAAATGGATGGTACCTTCGCCACGATGGAACCATTGATTGTCGTCAATTCGGCGTTGTTGCTGATGGTAGTGATGAGACAACAAAGTTGCAATTATGGTTAGATTGCTGCGCTCAATCTGGGGCCGAAGCGTATATACCCGTAAATGTTTCCCCATCTGCTGCTGGCTTAATTTGTACCTCGCAACATAATGGTTTGAAATTCAAATGGCATGGGTATGTTAAGCACTGGGGAGATGGAACAAAGCCTGCCACTGTTGTAGATTCATGGGACCCTTCATCTGGATATGTTCTTTACCTGAAAGAAGTAAGTGACCTCACTGGAGAGATAAGGATTGATGGTGTAAGGACATCTAAGATAGCCGATGAACATATCCATAATATACATTCTTATGGCGGGAAAAATCACGTATTGTCATTATTTTTCAAAGAAACAAGAGGTGATGGAATTTATCTTAATGCAGCGCATGGTAACCAAGATTCAACACCTCCATCAAACATGACATATCCATTAGTAGAGAGCGTAAACTCTGACTATGACGGTAGAAATGCGATGAGCATTATTTGCGCGGATGGCGTTTCCATAGGCACATTTGTTTCGTATAAGCATGGTGGACGCATTGGCACGGTTATGCAGCCAGGTGGTTTGGATATTGAACCAAATTATAGCTATCAGCCATGCACTAACATCCAGATTGATAGCTATTACTCTCGCTCATGTGGAACAGGTTTTACTATTTTTGGTAAGGTAAATACTGGGAATATGGTTGTTAGAAACATCTCTATTTCGAAGATGGAAATTGTGATGGAGTATATTTCTTCAAATAACAATCAACTGCGTGGATCGCTTCTTATGGGTGCTGATGGTTTGTACATAGGATCATCACATATTCGATGCTTATCAAATTACACTGCAAACTCTCCGATTGGTGCGCAAATTGATGCCTGTTATAATGCAGATATCAATATTTCTACTGAGAGGTTTTACCAGGGAGCAGCAATTGGCATCAAGGCATGGACTGAGGTTGGAGGTATTGCCAGGATTGTAAATTCAAAAATATCTGTAACCCCTAGGATATTTCAGCGAGGCGCAGTGATAGGTGATGTTAATGGACTTGATTTTGTTTTGCGCGCTTTCACCCCTACATTGATGTCAGTTGGTAGCGATGTAGGGCTGGTTCAAACTATTCAGAGTGATGGTTTAGGTTCCTCTACATTTATAAAATCAGCCCGTCTATCAGTATCAAGTGGTCCTGGTGCTGCTATTACATGGGGTGTTTTCTGCGTAAACACAAACATTGATCGTGAGACGTGCATAATTCATGATTCCGACTTATCTAGTATCGTGCACAATGGTACGACAACCAATAGACTAATCTCCACGGCAAACTTCCAAAAGAGGAACATAGCCGGTGTAACGCCGAAAGGAGGGGGTGATACAATAACAGGCACTGCAATTTGGGGGGTAGGAGATGTGGTTAATGACAATACTACATCATCAGCGGGTGGTTACATAGGAAAGATATACACAGCATCAGGATGGAAAAATTACGGAGCCATAAGCGCATAAAAAAAGCCCCGAAAGGGGCTTTAATTCAAAATGGAATACCATCATCATAAACTAGAATAGTCATTTTTTTAAATGTGAGCACTTCACTGGCGTAACCATAGCGCTCCTGTATACCAATGACGCACTTTTCTACGTCTGAACATTCTCTACCTTTTGAGATAGCGAAGAATTGTCTCTTCGGAAGACCATTTAGGAATTCTTCGGTATGCCATGATCGCATTGTTTGCCACCTCACTGAATATGGGTCCAGCCTATATCCATCACGAATGAATATAGGGAATATCTTTACATCCCCTCGACTAATCCAGTTAACAGTCATTGACTTATCCCAGAAATCACCGAAACCATATTGCAAGTCATGTTTCTTTAAGAAATCAATGTATTGATTATTCTCAGTTATTACACCTTTCGCCCACCACTTTTTCGTTTCATACGAGTTTATGGATGTAACAGCAAATAGAATAGTTATTACTAATAGTAACCTACTATATCTTCCCGATAGATTAATTGCTAGTATCGCGAATACACATGGAATTACGTTTACAAAAAAACGTGGTGGGCCTGGGAAAGACGAATTATTGCTTATAATGTATGAAGACACAATTCCGAGCAAAGAAAGGAATAATGTGATTGTTACATATCTCTTAATTCCACCACTTATCCATCCAATCCAAACAGAAATAAGCACCAAAAACAACATTACAAAGAACGAAGCAATATAAAATATATTACCTTTCATTACAGAAATATTTATTGTTTCCCCTATCAATATGATGGAGCCATAAATGTTCTGCAACATCATACTGATATCAACAATTTCAAACTTCTGTATGTCGAAGCCCATCAGAATAGGCAGAACATGAGTAATTGATAATCCAAAAAAGGCGGCCATTACACAAAGATGAGATACTCTCCTTTCCTTTGAAAGGAATAGGTAGATCTCAACAAGAAGTATTGGCATAAAGAATGTAGGCGCGATCCACATATCAGATGAGTTCGCAATCAAACCTATAGCGGCTATCATCGTTGTTATGTAAATGTTGTTCTTTGATAGGTTTTTGGTAAACAGCAACAACATTAGAAATCCATACGCAGCAGTTGAATAATGCGCAAATGGATGAGCAACAAACCCATCAGTTAACATTATCTGAGGCAATAATGTAGTTCCTACGATAACCGAAACATAGCTCCACTTTCCATTTGATATTTTAGATATCTCAGAAGAAAACAATGTAACTAGTGCTGCAAATAATATAGTAGAAATCAGCAACGGAATTACACCATCATCTCCTAGCAAAAAGAAGATTGCGAAGTTAATTGGGTATACAGTAAAATACCAATTATCTGGAGTGGGTCTCCAGTCAAAAAAAGAAGACACTCCCTTATCTAAAAACTCTCTCCATACTAATGGACTATTGGCATAATCAGAGTTTATTGGAAAGTATCTTGATATTATAAATGCCAAGAAAGAAAAAGAAATAGCATACATAATAATGGATGTGATTTTATTGTTTCTATTGTAATTCATAACTTAATTACCCTTTTTAATTATGTAACGAGGTCTGTGTTTAACCTCCACATAAATCCTGCCAATGTACTCGCCAAGAACGCCAATCCCGATCAGCTGGATGCCACCCAGGAACAAAACCGATACCAGCAGGGAAGGGTAGCCACGAACCGGGTTACCAAATGCTAGTGTGTCAACAATCATCCAGGCGCCGTACAGGAATGCAAGCCCGGCTACGAGCAAGCCAATGTAAGTCCACATGCGCAGCGGGAAAGTAGAGAAGCTTGTGATCCCCTCAAGTGCCAGGTTCCACAGTTTCCAGCCGTTAAATTTAGTGCTTCCTGCGACGCGTTCTGCGCGTGCATATTCAACGACATCGGTGCGGCCACCAACCCAACTCAGAACGCCCTTCATGAACAGGTTTCGCTCTGGCATGAGCTTAATGTTTTCCACCACCTCACGGGACATAAGCCTGAAGTCGCCCACGTTCTCCTCAATCTGCGGATTGCTGATTTTGTTGTGCAGTTTATAAAACCACTCAGCGGTCTTGCGCTTCAGTCTGCCATCTGTAGAGCGATCAGAGCGTTTAGCGAGAACCATATCAGCACCGGCCTGCCATTTCTCGATAAGGTGAGGAATAACTTCGATAGGGTCCTG